TTGTTTAAGTTTGTTTAATCCGTTGGTATTACTAAAAAATTATTTTTTATTTGTACCACCGAAAGTTACACGAGTCTGCCTCTCACTATTGATTGGCATACTTGGGTGCTGATCCTTATAGATATCGTTTTTAATTGCCTCTTCTCGTTCCCTAGTCCTTTTTGCAAAGTACTCGTTACGAGCTTTTGCGACTTCTATCGGTATCCTTGCCAGCACAAGGCCACCATGTCCAATTACACCTGCGTATTTACCTTCTGTGACCGTGGAGTATGATTCTCCTGGATATTCATCAGCTCGCACTAATTCAAATCCTGATCTCAGTTTACTAGAAATATTTTTAGAGTCATCTTGACCCAATATTTCCATTCTTATCCAACGATGTTTAAAACCGTCTTTTGGGCGCGGTGCATCCAAACTTGATGGTGGAGTCCAAGTCGTAGGTCTCTTTTCAGATTCTCTTGACTGACTCGCACGCGGGGTTTTTATTTTATCATTTTCCATATGCCTATACCTCCTTCGTGATATTTAATTGTTTCGCATATTCTTCCAATGGCACTCCTAATTTTTTAGCGATAGCAACTTGAGAAGGGGTGAGTCTCACAGTTTTGCGACCTGGTTTAACACTTCGCTTCGCTGAAGCTACTACTTGTGTTGGTTTAGTCGATTCCGTAGTTGCATTATTAACAAATTTATGCGGAAATTCAAGTCTTATTCTTTTATCAATTTCTGCATAATATTCGTCAGTTTGAGGATCAAATCCCTCTTCATCTACAAGCTTTTTGTGTATATCAAAAGCCGTATAAGTCATAGCTGAATCTGTTCCAAACCATTTATTTTTAGCTCCCCAAGACTCTGCTTTAGGATCTGCTTTAATTTCAGGTTCAACTGACCTATTTAAATTAATGTTAGGAATTTCTGTTTTTTTATTTTCTAAAGCTGAGGCTTCTAACGCTGATTTAGATTCAAGTAATCTAGCTTCTTCATAACCAAGTCTAGCTATTTCTCTTTGAGCATCAATTTCAGAATTTAAATCTTGATTAACTCTAGCATCAGCAAGTTTAGCTTTAGCAGCTTGTAATCCTGCTATGATCCTTGCCTCTCGTTCCTTAACACTTACTCCTTCAAGAACTGAGTATTTTTTAAGGGTTGCTTCTTTTTCTTCTTTTACAGATCGAGCATACTGTAGAGCTTCCTCTTTTTGACGTTCTGCCTCTCTCCATTTTTTTGTAAGTTTAGCAATTCGTCTTTGTACATCTTTACTATAATCTTCTAATTCGTCTTTCGTCGCTTCTTTCTTCTCGTCGCTTGTTTCTTGTTTCTCGGAACTAGCGGCGATAGGTTTTTCTTTTTCTACTTCTTTAACAGTTTCTTCTTTTACTTCAAACTCAGGTTCTGGTTTTGCTGTGTCTTCAAATTCAACATCAACCTCTGGTCCTGAAGTATCTATATCAACTGTTTTTTTGTTTTTATCTTCTGGCATAGTTTCCTCCTATGTTTATATATAGTGAAGTACAGATTCAGGATCAGGAATTGTGCCTAATACTTCATCATCGTTTAATATACGAACTTCACCGCCTTCGATTGGTAATCTTGATCCCGCGTAACGCGCGAAAATAACCCAATCGCCTTTTTTGCACCACGGGCCTGTTGGATATTTTTCTTTATCGTAATAGGCAAGTGGTCCAATCTTTAAAACGTAACCGCAATTAGTTGCGATTCGTAATCGATCTAAAGATTCTTGTGATATGATAATTCCGCCTGTTGTTTTTTCTTTTGGTGTAAATGGTAATACTAATAATCTCCAACCAGATGGAGTTGGTAATTCATCAACTACAGATTTTATATTTTCTGGATTTAATGGTTCTTTTGTTTCTTCTTTATATTTTTCTTCAAGACCTAGGTTTATCTTTGGGACTTCCTTTTCCGAGGTCGATAACATTTCCTTTTTCATCGTTTTGCTCCTTTTTACTTAGCAGGTTAGAGATTTCCTGAATTACTGCTTGATAGGCATTTGCCTGTCCTTGCATATACTTATATTTTTCCATACTGTCAACTGTTCCAGATATCATAGCATCACCAATGTTTCGGTAAGAATCTTTGATAAATTTTTGAAGTTTTGTAACAAATGTTACTGCATCCATAGCTTTCTCCTTTTAGTTATATTAACATTTCCATCTTCTACGTGCTTGACGAAGTCTTGAATTTGGATCTTTTGCTGCTTTTGGAAACATTTTCATTTGTCCAGCTGATCTTGCACAATATGATTTTCTTCTTTTAGCAGATTTAGATCCTGGTTTAACTTTACCAGTTACCGCAGTTGATAATTTTGAGCCGGGATTCATTCTTCGATAGGCCATAACACCAGCTCGTGTCATACCTGCTCCAGACTTTGTAGGTCTAAAGTTTTTTTTATTTCTAGCAGGCATATTATCAGGTGTTCTTCCACCAGAAGCTAACATTGCTCTACCTTTTCCTCTTAATGCAAGATCCCCCATTAAATATATTTCATCGTTGTCATATCAACGATTCCTCCATCTGATTTTTTAGTTCTTTTTACTGAATCAATATATTTACGATATACACCTGCTGCAGAAGCTTTACCCATAACTCCTGCTCTTTGTTCCATAGCTATTGCAGCTTGTATTTTATGTGCTCTACTACGTCCACTTTTTTTTATTTTTGCAACGCTTTTTCTAGCGTCAGTTTCTGTTTTAAATTTTAAACCATGTATTGTGCCTTTTGGATTTTCATCTGTGTACAAATCAGAATGTTTTTTTGATCTTGCAGGTTGTCCAGGTTTTCTAGGAATTCTTTTCATTTTTTCTTTGGTTTTTTACCAGCTTTTTTCATTGATATAGCGATGGCTGCTTGTCTTGCTAAACCACCTTTTACTTTACCTACTCTTACACAATTAGGAACTAATTTATTTCCTTTTTTCTTCATTCCTTTTTGTTCATATCCATGCCAACAAGTTCCTCTTGGCATTACACTAAACCTCCATTACCCATTTTTTTTCTTTTTGCAAAAGTTGGAACATTACTTGGTTTAGGTCCAGTGTTTCCAGCTTGTTGTTTTCTTTTTACAGCTGAAGCTCTTTGACCTTTACTCATAGCTCTAGCTTTTGCAATGGGAACACACTTTGGATAATTTTTTCTTTTTTCTCCGCCGCTTCTTCCGCACTTTGGATAAGATCCATCGGGTTTTCTATTTGCAATATCAACCCAATTTTCTTGAACCCACTTTCGTAAACCCATGTTAGTATTTTTTGGTAACTTTTCTTCTGTTTTCCATTACACCACCACAACCTTTTGCAATGCCACCTTGTTTATAGTTAGATACCATTTTTCTTTGTTGTGAAATACTACCACCACCCATTTTCTTTTTACGTCCCCCTGGAACTATTTTTCCAGAGCAAACGGCAGATGCATACATGTTTGCGTACGCGCTTGGATACACTTTAAATTTTGCTTTCGCAGCAGCTTTTCCTCTTGGACAAAGTTTACCCATTATTTTCCTCTCCTATCAAATTCTTTTCTAGCTAATTTTTCAGCTTCTTCTGGTGAATAACCTTTATCTAAAAACTCTTCATAAAGTCTTTCAAGTATATCTTGATTATCAATTGGTATGAAAGATTTACCTTTTCCACCACTATTAAAATTTTCCCTTTGAATTTTACCTTTTTTAGACATTCCAGCTTCTGAAAGAGCAATTGCAATCGCTTGTTTTCTAGATTTAACAACTGGTCCTTTTTTACCTGAATGTAATTTTCCTTTTCCAAACTCTTTCATAACTTTTTTAATTTTAGCTTGGCCGCCTTTTGCTTTTTTAATTACACCTCTACCTATTAAGACATCTTTAAAAGTTACTTTACCATCACCACTTAAATCAGGAAATGCTTTACCACCTTTTTTAAGGTTTAATCTTGGTCTTACACTGTAATCGTTTCTCATTTTATTCTCCTATCCGTTTTCTTTTTCTTTATTTACAGATCTATTCGCCATTGTTCTAGCAACAGATTCTGCAGATCTTCCTACAACATAACCACCTAGACCTATTTGCAGTAATGTCCAAACATCACCAGGTAATTCGACAAATATAATAGATGATTTAAAAAAAAATAGTATAACAGGCCCTAAAACATAATTCCATATTAAAATAAAAATCAATACATACATTAACAATGGTCGCCAACTTGCTGCAAACCAACCCGCTTTTGCTTCAGCTTCAACTATTTTAGCAGCTGCTTTGAGTTCCTCTGTGTTTGATTGTAATAATTGAATTTGTAGCTGTGCTTTTAATTTTTCTTGTAAATCTTTATCGGAGACAGCTTTATCAATTGTGTTGAATAATATTTTAGCTAATGGTGCGACAGCACCTAACATTTGAATCATGTTTTAATACCACTTTGATGATCTTTTTTTCTCTGGAAGTATACTTCCTTGGCCTTGAACTAGATCAACTTGAGTTTCTTGAGGATTTGACATTTCAACATCAATTCCACCAAGTAAATTTCCTTGTTTATCAGTAAATTTATCAAAATTTACTTCTTTAGATTGACCAATTTTTTTCTTTTTATTTTTCATAGGTTTTTTATACTCCTTTTTTATTGATTTGGAAATCTATTTTTAAGTTTAGAAGCTAAAATAGTCTTCTCTAATGAAGTATTTGCTCTTAATTTAGCTAATTCTTCGTTTTGTTGTAATTTTTGACTGTCTGTTGACTGTGCCATCATTGCTTTCATCTTATCAAGATTAATCCTTTCATTACCCTCTTGTCGTTTTCTATCATTTTCTTGAGCGACAAGATCTAACTCACGTGATTTTAGTTTTGCGACTGGATCATTATCAAATTGTGATGTAATTTTTTTCTCTTCATTCATAAATTCTTCCATCATCTCAGCAATCAACACAGCTTTTCTTGCTTCAATTTTTTCATTTAACATTCTAATTTGAATTTGCATTTGTGGATTCTGAATTGCTTGTGGATTTTGTTGCATCATTTGCAATTGTTGCATTTCATTTCTAAATTCCATCTCAACTTGTTCTTGAGACATTAAAGAAATGTGTTCAAAACAATTTTTTTCTAATGAAGCCATAATGATTGGAGCATTTCTTGCCATATTGGTTGCCATAAAATTTAAATGTGCAGTTATATGTGCTCTATGGTCTTGTCCTGGGAACGCTTGAAATGGTTTCCCTGCAAGAGCATCAATATGTTCTAATGCAGGGTCCTTTGGTGTGGGTTGATCTGGTCTTAATAAAATACTATCAATATCTCTAATTCCTAATGCTGAATACATGTTCCTATAAACTTCATACATGTTATGAATTCCAGGATTAGACATTGCAAGTTGTAATTCTGTTTGTGCAATTGATATTCTTTGCGTTTGTGAAAATATATTTGGATCTGCAACAGGAATAATATCTACTTTATCATCAAAGTCCGTTTGTTTAATTGTTCTTTGTCCACCCACAACATCATATGGATATTCAGGTGGTAAATATAATTTAAATACATCTGATAATAATTTAAATTCTTCTTTCATTGAAGCATATATTCTCTTGTGAATAGCAGACATAACTCTACTACCACGTTCTAGCAAGGCCACGGTCGTGCCCACTGCTGCTTGCTGATTCCCCTCCCCTACTTGCATGTCAGCTATTGAAGCAAATCGCTGACCTGCTTGAACCACGACCCCCATTAAAGCTAATAAAGTTTGTGACGGTTCTTTATATGGCAAAGGCATAAATGCATCTCTTAAATTTCCACTAGGTGCATCTACATCTCTAAATTCTCCAGGTTGAATAGATTGAGCATCATCTCTAATTCTAATTCCTCGTTGCTTGAAGCCAGCGGGAAGATTTGATAATGTTCCTGCATCTAATAGTTGACGTAATGCTTGTGTCGCGGTGCGAGATAATCCACCAATCATTTGAATTAAACCATTACCATAAAAACCAAATCCTGGTAAAAATTTAAAATGTACAAAATAATTAATTTTTTTCTTTAATAAATCATTTTGATCGTAGTTGCGTCTAATAGATAAAACTTCTCTAGAATTTTCTTCAATGGTTACAATGTAAGGTAATTTAATTCCAGTGGGCTGACTAGTTTTAGGACTAATATCTTCAAAACCTTCTAAATCTAAATTAACGTGACACTCTAATAAAGTAAAGATATCTTCGGTTTGACCACTCATGGTTACACCTTCTAATTGTCTCTCTTTAGATTTAATACTATCATCTTGAGTTAATTCATCAGATGCTTTTAATTCTATATCTCTATAAAAACCTGAAACTTGTTGTTTTCTTAGTTCGTTCTCTGAAATTCTTATGACATGAATAATTGAGTCTGCATCTTCAAGTGATGTTGCCGTGTAAGGCACAATAATATCTTGAGCTTGAATAAATTTAGAAACAGCTCTTCCTAATATTTCATCGTAATAAACTTTTTTAAACGTTGAACCTGATAAAGGTAAATAAAATAACATTTGATCAAATTCTGGTTCATATTCTTTCATAACATCCATAATTTGATAGTTCATAAATTCAGCAACTCTATTTGCTTGTTCTTGAATTTGTGTAGTTTCTAATCCTATAACTTGAGTTCGAACCGGTCCTCCTGCTGGTAATAATTCTTTGTAAGCTAACGCTTGAAATTGTGTTACTGCTTCTGCAAGAACTGGATGCGTGGCGCTAGATGCACCTTGAAATGGTTGTGTTCTTGACTCGTATTTAAATCCAAGTAGATCTAATCCTTGTGTGTATGCTTTTTCCCAATCTGCTCTTGAATCTTTGTAAGATTGTATATCTTGATAGAGTTCTGATCCTAATTTATTTAAAATTTGTTCATCGATTACTTCAGCAAGGTTTGCTCCAAACTCTGTTACTGCCGATAAATTTTTAGTTGGATCAAAATTTATATCAACACTACCATCTTCGTTTTCTGTAACTTCGGTTAGGCCTGCAGGAGTTTGTTCAATAGATTGTGCAATCTGTTCTATTTCTAATTCTCCAGGTGTAAGCTTATCTGCTACGTTTGGAAGCGACTTGTCTATCTCTGCCATTTATTGTTTTCTCCGATTTTACTGTTCTAACAGTATTGTAACTAATATTCAAGCCTTGGGGATTAGGACCACGTAAGGGTGGTATAGTTGTTGTTAGTTTTTTAATCATTTTTCTTCTTTGGATACATATAATCCATTATTGGATAATTCTCATCTAGATTTTCATAAGAAGCAGCAGGTATTTCATCAATATATTCTGAGTGAGTTATAAATTTACTTTCAAATTTTATTTTTTCTTCTTTTGATAATCCTTTGTACCATTTATCTAAAGCTTGAATGACCTCATCTCCTTCCGTTGCAGTGTCATAATATTCATAACTTTTTCTATAGGGATCTGACTTATCTGGAGACTTATAAAAAAATCCAGGTGGTTCAACCTCTACGGTATAAAGTTCAGTAGCTCTTGGAATTTTAGGATCGCTTCCATAAGCTTGTCTCCCTTGTTTACCAGTATAAAAATCAAACATATGTTTTTCATCTGTTAAAGGATTTGTGTAATAAGCTGTCACATTACCCTCTGCTGGATTGTGTACAAATTCAAATTTAACATTTGTTTTTCCACCACCTATTGTATTAAATTCTAATGGTATAGTTATCTCTCTTTTAAATTCTGTCATGCCATCTCTTATATAATCTTTTCCAACGATTTTACCTTTTCTACGAGAAAACTCAGAAAGGTATGGAAAAAATTCTGGCATGTTATCTACTACAGGATTAGTTGCAATTCTTACAGCGTTTGCAGTTTTAGTTGCTGTGATACTAGTATCTAATAATCCTAATTTTTTTGCAGTTGGATACACAATAGCTCCACCAGTTAAAATTGCTCCTGTCTTTAAAATATCTCTTCTTGTTGGATCAATTTTTTCTTCCATTTTAATTGGAGCTTTTGTTTTTGAAGTATTAAGTGCTCCTTTTATAATTCCATAAGCTAAAAATGGATCTAAAATAGAACCTGCAATTTCAGCAACATCTCCTGCAAGTAATGTTCCTGTTGTTGCACCCTTAGGAATATTTTTTTCTATGTATTTATTTATACCTAACTTTTCTCCTAAAACAGGTTCGTAAAATTCAAAATTTTTTCCTGTCTGACTAAATAAAGTTTGTAATGGTTGACCAATTAAAAATTCAGTTCCTTCCACTATTCCTTTTGCGCCTTTGCTTAAAAAGTATTTTGGATTTGTTAAAAGTTGTTTTCCTGTTTCTGCAAAATAAGCCGCCTCAGATGGAAAATCTTCTTTGTATCTTATACCTTTTGCTTTTTGAGTTGCTTTATATTCTTCTCTTTCTTTTTCTTTTGCAGCTTTTTCTTCTTTTGCTAATTTTATTACTTCAAGCAATCTCATAATTTCATTTATGTCATTTGAATTCATTAATCTTTGTTCTAGAATTCCAATGGGGTCAGTTTCTCCAAGAGATGGTATTTCAGGAGTATAAGATTCATCGGTGCCATTTGCTAATTTAACTCGACCTCCTTTTTTCATTGGCATTGCAGTTTCAAAAGTAGATGTATCTGGTTCATTTTTAAAATTTGTAAGTTTTTTTCTAATATTTGTAATACCTTGTTCTAATGCTTCTCTTCTTTCATTAGCTAATTTAATTTTATCTTCTTGTCCACTCATAGCTTGTTCCACTCCTGGCATTAAAGCTGGAATTGCTTTTTGAACTACGCTAGGTAAAACATTTAATCCGGCAAAAGCAGTTGCTTCCGGCAATGAGTAACCTCCTAATAATGCCGTTGCAAAATCATAAGGTATAAATGCAGCAGTGGATGCTTGACCTAATCCTGGAACCATTTTTAAAGCTGTTCTCACTCCAGATCCTGATTTTAAAATATCTGGACCATATTGTTCTTTATGTTTACGAAACATTTCTGCTTCTTCTCTTCCTTCTTTAGTGTTAGGGTAAACAATATCTCTATACATTTCTTCAGAAAAAGTTAATTTTTTTTCTACAGGTTTAGATTTACTTTGTTTTCTAGCCTCTTCAATTTCTTCTATATCTTTCATCATAGTATCTAAATTTCTTAAATTACCATTTTCATCTTTAAAACCAATAACGTGTTGAAATATTCTTCTATTTACATATTTATTATAATCTGAAACTTGTTTACTTGGATCTATTTGTGGTGCACCTATTTCTATACCATCAATAAAAGATCTTATGCCTTGTTTTTTAAAATCTTCATCGGCCGCTTGAATAAGTAATTTTTTTTCAAAAGGGTCTTTAGTCTTTTCAATTTGTTTTCTAACTCTAGATTCTTCTAAATTTTTTGCATAATCCAGTATTGAAAGATCTACAATGTCATTTTCAATTTGTTTATTATGAGCTAATACAAGTGGGTTATAATCAGAAACGCTTCTGCCTTTAGAGATAAAATATCTTAATAATTTATCTACGGTAGGAGCTTTATATCCTCTTTCTGTAAAAACTTTTTCTACAACTGGATCTAATGATTTATATTTAAAACTAGATTGTTCTTTTAAATACTTTTGTATTTTTTCATTTTGTGGATGTTCAGTTATAATTTTTTCATCTTCTCCTAATAAATCTTTATTGTAATTGGCGTGATAATATTTTTTTCCTCCTCCTTCCTTAGTTAAATCTTGAAAACCAAGTATAATTCCTTGTTTAAAAATAGGAACATATTCTGTTTTTCCAAAATCTCTTCTTGCAACATTAAAATAATTTAATAATTTATTTTCTGGCTTTCTTAAATTAAAACCAAGATTTTTTTCTGTACGTTCTTGTCCTATGGGTTGATTTACGTACGCTGCAATTCTAGCTGCCAAGTTTCTATCTCCCTTATGTCCACTACTAACTCCATATTGATATATATTAAAATTAAATTCACCTTTATGTTCTGAACCAAAAACTTTTTTTATTTTATCTTGGACAAATTTAGATAATGGTTTCTTAATTTTACCTTCTTGTAAATAATACGGTGTAAGAGATGGTTGAAAATTTTTTCTTACAACAAAATCATAAACGTCTTGATAATTTTTTTTATCGTCGTACGAAAAACCATACCTACCTTTTGAAAAATCTGCCTCTGGAAAAACTTCTTTTATTTTATTTTGTTGTTCTATTGTTAAAGGATTTCCTGTTTTAAGAAATGGACTTTTTCCTTCATTTATTTTTAAAACAACTCTTGTTGATAAATTATATTCATCATATTTACTTTTAGGATAACCCCTATGTGGATATTTTTCAAAATCAGGTAATTCATATCCTTCGTTTTTAGCTCTTTCAGTTATTGCATATCTTTTAAACTCTTCTAAAGTACTAAAATCTTCTTTAGTTTTTGTTCCCTTACTAAATCCCTCTCTCGTTCCTAGCTCCTCGCCACTTGTCTCTTGTATCGAGAGTGGAGTTACGGATCTTAAGATTCGAGTTCTTGCTAATTTAATATCTTCTGGAGAAACGGGCTCCCTAGTGAGATATCTCATTATCTCCATCTTCTTTTTATAATTGTTCATTCTATTCTCCAACTAAATATCCAAGGCCGCCTTTTGCAAATCTAGCTTCACCTCTTAAAAAAACATTGCCTCGATCATCATATCTTAAATTAATATTTCTATTTTGATCGGGCGCGTACTTAATGCCTACGGAATAAGGATTAACTCTAAACACATCTTTAATAGTTTCTTTGTAATTATATTGAGGCACATCAATATTTACTCTTGATCTACTTCTCACATCTCCAATATCTCCCAATAAAGAAATACCAGTATTTGGAACATTATATTTTCCCCTTACAGTAAAGTTTCTATCTGCTGTATTAATTTTAACATAAGGATCTGGAGTTGATTTTCCAGAGCTCATGGCACCCATTATTCCTAATTCTAAATTACCTGCTTTAATTGGATACTTGTCTATATTTTTAGGAGCTTTTTCATAAGAATCTAAAGTTATACTAGGTGCGCCATCACTTCCTTCCGCGTAACCAATTCTTCCACCCCCTGCATATCCTTCTTTAGGTGGTTCCATACCTGTTAAATAATCAAGTCCTAATGATTGATTGTTTACATTATTTTTATAACCAATTATTCCACCATCTGCTTTACCCTCTGGTTCATCTGAACCTTTTTTAATTATATCTTCTAACTCTTCATAAGTTTTAGATTCACTAACAAGTTCTGCTTTAGGTTTTATAGTATATTTAGATCTTACAAATTTTGCAGCTTCCTCTTCCGTTCTAAATTGTCCAAGATTATCAGCTAGACTATCTACTTGTTCTAAAGCTCCTTCCCCATATGCTTTTCTATAAATATCTATTGGTTCACCAAGTCCTTGCATAACTTGATCTTGTAATTCTTTTGGAAGTTTTAATTTACCTGCTTGAATATCTTCTCTCATAATTTGTCTAACCGTTGCTCTGACATATCCAGTCCTTTGTGCGTTTCGCATATAGTTATTAAATTGAATATAATCTTTCACAATGTCACCAATAACAGATTCACTTTGTTGTGGTATTATTTCTTTTAACTCTTCTCCTGCTTTTTCTAATCGTTTACCTTGAGCTTCTAATTGACCTGCAATACTTGTTGGAGAATATTTACTTCCTTTTTCCTCAGTTAATTTTTTTAATTCTTCTCCTGTTATTTTTTCTTTAGATTCCATCCCAACTACTTCACCTTCTTTAACAACTTTTTGTTTTGGAAGTAGGTCAGCTGCTTGAAGTTTATTTCTTAATCTTGTTAAATTGCCTTCAAATATTAATCTTTCTGAATCATTCATTTTTGAAGTGTATGGAACTAATTGTTCCATTTCTTTATAGACATTAATTGCTGCATTATCTGATGCTGCTTCTATGTTTAAACTTTCTTTTAAATATCTATCAAGTTTACTTCCTGGAAAACGAACAACATTTGTTCTTGTACCTAATGTACTAGATATGGCTTTTGCTCCATATAGTTCTTTAATTAGTTCTAATAAACTTTTCATACTAATAATACGTTTTGTTATTCCTGATTATAGGTTCATCCTTGTAATCCTCTGGATGATCTACAAAGCCACCTTGTCTAAAACGCATCACGGCTTGTGTCGTAGAATCTACAAGATCGTCATGGTCTCCATAAGGAAACGCAGCACATTCTTCAATAACCTCTTGTGCAAAGTCTTTATCAACAGGTGCCCAAATTTGCCCCGCTTCAAATAAAGGTGCAACAGAGTTTACTCGTGTGTGCTTATCATTACCCTTTGAAGGTGTGTAGTTTATAACAGGGATACCCATTTTTCGCAATTCATAAGTTAATGGTAATCCTGATGCTTTAGCCTCTATCAGTACAGTTTCTGGTTGCCAGTATTGATATTGTTGATACGCTATTCTACGAAGCTCAGGAAATTCAAAACGATCTTTCACAGCATCTAGCAAAATGAGTTGAGGTCCTGAGTCTTCATTTGTTTGAAAAATTCCCCAAGTTGTTATAGCTGAATAGTCTGAAGTTTCTTTTTTCATAAATGCAGTGTCATAACTTTGTATGACATGTTGCAAAGGTGGAATGGTTTCTTTCTCCCACTTACGCCACCATTCACGTTTTATAATTGCTCCTTCTTCTGATGTTGGATTTTGCATCCACTGTGCATTCCATTTTTGTAAACTAATAGACGCTTTAACATTTTCTAATTCATCTAGTTTCCAAAACTCTGGCCACACCGATTTACCGGATGGAAGTATTGCAGGGAATTCTATAAGTTCCCATTTGTCAGATTTAATGTTTCCCGATTCTCGAAGCAAGCTACCTGTTAAATCTTTCGTGTTCCATCTTGTCATGACAAGAATAATTGCTCCTCCAGGTTGTAATCTTTGACGTGGTCCTGATGTGTACCAAT